CTACAATTCTTAAAAAACTGGAATCGTGGTTATCAACAAAGAAAGTCGATAAAACAAACCATTAAAGAATTGAATCAATTATCCGATGCCGAACTAAATGACATTGGATTAGGTCGAGGAGACATTTACTCTGTAGCACATGGTGATCCACATCACAAAAAAAGTGCACAAGTCAACCACAACTTAAAGGGGTGGGTGTAATGACAACAGCAGTAATGAACTACGTCTTTTCACCACTATCTGGTATCTGGGGTTCTATTACTAGAACTACTGAGATTATCGGATATTCAAGAGCGGCGGCAGAACTTGCACGTCATGGTTATCATGAAGAAGCAAAAAGTTGCATGTTACAAGTTGCTCAGTTGAGACAAGCTGGAGAAAAATAATACAGCAATGGGGCGGGAAACCGCCCCACTGGTTATAAGAGAAAGCAAAACAAAATGGCACATATGCGAACATCAATGATAATGGCAACGAGAGATCATGCGAAAGCACACGTAGAAAAGCATCGTATGAATGTAGAAGTTTACCTTACCAATCCTGTTGGGGTTGGTGAACATTCAGATGTCATGGACGCTATCGAAAAAGAGTTAGAAGAAATGGCGAAATATCAAGATCATATAGATATGATTGATAAATACTTTAAAACATAAACACAGGAGACACACACATGGCAAATCCCTATCAAATTAGATATGACGTTCTTTCAATGGCGAAAGACATGATGGACAAACAGTATGAAATGCAATCACAACTTGCATGGAAAATGATGGAAATGGCGAAAGATAATCAGTCAGAGGCATTAGAAGCATGGAAGACATATGTTCCTAAAGCGATTACACCAGAAGAGATCAAAGCGCAAGCAGATAAGTTATACGAGTTTGTCACAGACAAGAAGGAAACCTAATGAGTTTTGATTTTGATTTTACGGAAGAACATCTTGCAGAGATTATTCCAGGCAATAAACAAGTAGGTGAATGGTACGCAGCATTGTGTGAACTTTTACCGAAATATGGTATTACTACAGAACGAAGGGTTGCACACTTTTTATCCCAATGTGCACACGAGAGCGCAAATTTCAAGCGTTTAGAAGAGAATCTAAACTATAGTGCAAAGGCTCTACGTGCAGTATTCGGGAGATACTTTGGTGATGCACCTAAACGTGACGCAGATGAATATCATCGTCAACCAGAAATGATTGCAAACTATGTTTATATGGATGAGTTCCGTAAGTATAAAATGGGCAATGTAAACGAGGGTGATGGTTGGTTGTTCCGAGGCCGTGGTCTAAAGCAATTGACAGGCAGGGACAACTATACTAAGTTTGGTGAGTCAGTAGATATGACTGCAGAACAAGCAGCAGAATATGTTGCATCATTCAAAGGTGCAATTGAATCCGCATGTTGGTTCTGGGACACTAATAATCTAAATGATATTGCAGACGGTGACAATGTAAAATTAATGACTAAAAAAATCAATGGTGGATCTATTGGTTTAGAAGATCGTCAAAACCGATATGTTGCTGCAATGAATGTTCTTGGTACACCATTGGATTCACATCAAGAGGATGATGAAGATGATGATGAGGATATCTTAGATGATATCGGAGTACTACGAAGAGGTTCACGTGGTGACGGTGTTGCTATGATGCAGGAAGCACTTGGACTAGAGGCGGATGGTATCTTTGGTAGAGGTACTGAACGTGCATTAATCACTTGGCAAATGGACAATGGTCTTACACCAGATGGTGTTGCAGGCCCAATGACATTTGAAAAACTACTGGAGGACTAAATGACAGCAGAAAATAAGACTGCATGTGTAGATGCCATAGATGGACACGAATGGAGTTCATCTAATTCTGCAGATGATATGTGGACTGCAATAAGTGGTGATGATTTACCAAAAGGTGTTGACATGGTTGTTCTTGATAATGCGATGGTAGCAGGATCTGAAGAAGCACTTGCATGTCTAGCAGCAATACACTCTAGACCACTAACAGAATATCTAAACAAAACACCACATGATCAGGTTATTCTTTCATATACAATGGAAAGACTAGATCGTATGGAACAGGGTGATGGACAAACCGAATCAAATACTTATGCTCGTATTAACAAAATGCAAGAGCTCGCACTGTCTAATTTCGGTTTAACATTTGAAAAAGTACCACCTCCACCCACACACAACAATCCACATTGATAGTCAAAATCTTTCTTGACAACATTTTGTAATTGTGATATAATACATCTATGTTTTATACAAATGTAGTTAGATATTCAAACTTTATTCTTTACCGAGGTTATGATGATCTCGGTAAAAAAGTTTTTAAAAAAGAAAAGTTCAAACCAAAGTTCTTTGTCCCATCCAAGACTGAAACTGGATGGCGTGGTTTGGATGGTAATCATATAGGTGAAATAGATTTTGATTCTATGAGAGAGGCACGTGACTGGTTGGAACAGTACCAACATGTCACTGGGTTCCAAGTCTATGGGACAACCAACTATCTTCACCAGTATGTCACACGTAAGTTTCCCAAAGATATTAGATTTGATCGTGATAAGATCAACGTTACCACTATCGATATTGAGACAGAATACGAAGGTGGGTTTCCTCAAGTAGAAGTTGCAGACCAGAAGGTTCTTGCAATCACTATCAAAAATAATATTGATGGTGTCTATCATGTGTGGGGTCTGCAAGACTATGACACAGAGAAAGCCCTAATCAAACCAGTCAACTATGTCAAATGTGAATCAGAACCAGAACTACTTGCTAGGTTTGTAAATCACTGGAGACAAGAAGAAAACATTCCAGATGTTATTACTGGTTGGAATGTTCGGTTCTTTGATATCCCTTATCTTGTTAATCGTGTCAATCGTATATGTGGTGTTGACATGGTCAGACAGTTTTCACCATGGGGGCTTATAGATCAACGTAAGGTACGAAGACTTAACAGAGAAGAAATGACTTACGATATCAAAGGCATCCAAGTCATGGATTACCTTGAGTTGTTTCAGAAGTTCGGTTACTCGTATGGTAAACAGGAGTCATACAAACTTGATCACATTGGTCATGTTGTACTTGGTGAGAAGAAACTATCCTATGAAGAATCTGGTTCACTGAAGAACCTGTATAAAGATGACTTTCAGAAGTACATCGACTATAACATGAAAGATGTGCAACTGGTTGATCGTCTAGAAGACAAGATGGGACTTATCACACTGGCAATGACTATTGCGTATAAGGGTGGTGTGAACTATCAAGATGCATTTGGGACTACAGGTATCTGGGAATCTATCATCCATCGTAAACTCAACAACATGAAAATCGTTCCGTCTGCATTTAAGATAGAACATGAGAAGAGTGAGTTTGCAGGTGGTTATGTAAAGAATCCACAGACAGGTGCACACAATTGGGTTGTGTCATTTGACTTGAACTCTCTGTATCCAAACATTATTGTCCAATGGAATATGTCACCAGAAACTTTGTTGAAAGATCCTTCAGATCATTTACCAAGTGGTGTTGATCACTATCTAAGTTCCTTTGATGGTGGAGATCCTATACATCCTGCACAGAGAGAAAGAAATAATGCAGTAGCGTCTAACGGATCTATTTACAGTAAAAAAATCGATGGTGTAATTCCTAACATCATTATTGATTACTATGATGAACGTAGATCTGTCAAGAAACAAATGTTGTCTGCAGAACAATCATATCAGAAACAAAAAACATATGAATTAGAAAAAGAGATCAACACTCTCCACAATCAACAGATGGCAATTAAGATCTTGATGAACTCTTTGTATGGTGCGATGGGTAACAGATACTTTAAGTATTATGATCTACGTATTGCAGAGGGTGTGACTCTCACTGGTCAGATGGTTATCCAGTGGGCAGAAAAAGCAATCAACAAAGAAATGAATAAGATACTAAAGACCGAGGAAGATTATGTACTGGCTATCGATACCGATTCTGTTTATATTAATATGTCTGCTCTTGTGGACAAACTCAATCCTAATGATCCTGTAAAATTTCTAGACAAGATCTGCAGGGAACACTTTGAACCTAAACTTGCAAAAGCATATGATGATCTATTCCATAAGATGAATTGTCACAAACCTAGAATGGAAATGGCACGTGAGGTTATTGCGGATAGGGGTATATGGACTGCAAAGAAAAGATATATTCTCAACGTACATAACTCTGAGGGTGTGCAGTACGAAGAACCCAAACTAAAGATGATGGGTATCGAAGCAATCAAGTCTTCAACGCCAGAGATTGTCCGTAACAAATTCAAAGAAGCATTAGAATTATTATCTCATCTACAGAAAAAGAAACTCAGGAATTCATCCAACAGTTCAAGTCAGAGTTCAAACAGTTACCACCAGAGTCTGTTGCATTTCCACGTGGAGTGTCAAACATATCAGACTGGAGTGATCGTAAACAAATTTACAAGAAGGGTACACCCATACATGTTCGGGGATCTCTACTATATAATAAGTATTTGAAGGACTACAAAATCACCAACAAGTACGAACTAATTGAGAATGGTAGTCGCATCAAGTTTTGTTACTTGAAGATGCCAAACACAATCAAGGAGAATATAATCTCGTTTCCAGATGTAGTCCCAAAAGAGTTTGGTCTGGAACGGTTCATAGATTATGACAAACAATTTGAAAAGACTTTCGTTGAACCATTGAAAATGATATTAGATGCAATTGATTGGTCAGTTGAAGAACAGCAAACACTAGAGGATTTTTTCGCATGAAGGCTGGTAAAGTATGGGGTACGACAGAACTTATAGAGGCAAACGGTGCACTTGAGTTTCATCGTATCGAAATGAAAAAGAATGGAGTGTGTTCAAAACACCTTCACAAATATAAGTGGAATGGGTTCTATGTAGAATCTGGTAAGATGAGGATCAAGGTCTGGCAAAAAGATTATGACCTAGTAGACGAAACCATTCTAGAGAAAGGTATGTACACTAAAGTCAAGCCAGGATTATACCATAAGTTCGAGTGTCTTGAAGATGGTATTGCATATGAATTATATTGGGCAGAGTTTGCTCACAACGATATTGAAAGAGAATCTGTGGGATTCATGGGTAATGAATATGACTAGTTATACTACTAATTTTGATCATGTAAGAACATTTATGGAAACATTTGGACAAGATGTTAAGAGATCTCCAGAGTTACCAAACGATGAAACTTCTAAACTTAGA